AAAATCAATGGCTACGTCTTCAATTGATTTTACTTTCTTTGCAAACTCTTTGTCTGACTCTAGCCACCCATAATAGGTAGTTCTACCCACCCTTGCTTTTTTGCATGCTTCTGTTACCACTCCAAGCGTTTTTTCCAACGCTTCTATTATTGCCTTTTTATGTTGTTCTGTTTTGTTCATAATTTTTTTCTTATCCTCTTAATTTTTTACACTTTGCCCATGTTGCCTTTTTCTCTCCAGTACTCTTTAAAGAGTTCAAAAGCTTCTTGGTCTCTTTCAGGGGTTCTGGTTTCTTTAATTAAATCAAAAAAATCATTGTCGTTTTTTTATTTTTCACTTCTTTGTTTTATTTCTTTCTCATAACTTTCATAAACTTTGTCCAACGCTTCAATCATTCTATACACAGGTTTTAAACTAGAGTTTTTTGGAGGTTCATAATAGAGTTTATTGAAAATTTCAGAATACAGTTTGCAAACAAACTTTATTTCATCGTTGTTAAGCCTTAGCGTTCTGTTTTCTTTGAATGCTTTGTAATGCACTTGTTCATCTTCGGTTAAGCACCTTACTGCTTTCAACCTATACGGAAACATTTTGTTTAACTTTTCTTTTCTCTCATTGCATCCGCATTCTTTTCCTTTTGGTGTAAATCTTTCAACTAATTTTTTGATTCCAGTAGCTTTGGTAATTTTCTCTATGGTGTCTCCCAAGCCTTCGGGGTTGTCTTTAAGCCACTGCTTATATTCTTTCGTACTTTTGTCGCCTTTAAATTGATTCATGTATTGTTTTTTTGGCTTTTTTGATTTCTCTGTAAGCAAAGTGCATGTCTATATTAAATCGCTTCTCAATTTTTCTTAATGAAAGCGTTTGATTTTCTAGCAATAGTTCTCTTTGATGGAAAGGCAGTTTATTGATTGCCTCAATTGCTTTTTCTTCTTTTCTTAAATCCTCATCTGATCTTTTGATTTCTTCACTTTTATTGGCTAAAGAGATTCGTTCAAAGAAAACCATGTCATCTACTTGAATTGTCTTTTTTTGTTTTCTTAGCTTTTGTAAAAAAATGCTCTTTATTGTCAAAAAAACATAATATTCATTAATTTTCTTTTTGTTGTTTTGAAAGTATAAATACATATCCTGCACTACATCATCTGCCACACTTTGACATCCGCATATCTTTTTAGCCACCCTTCTCCATTCTTTATCCTTTTTGCAAATATCTTCAAGACTTTTCAAGCTGGTTGTTTTTAGAACAAATTTAACAAAATTTAAAATTATGGTTGTTTTTTATTATCTTTGTTTAAAATAATTTAATTACATGAACAGCAAAAAAGAACTTTTTGAAGGCATCAGAAATCTGATTGAAGAATATGAAAATGGAAAGAGTGATGATCTTAACCTAAAGCAGGCATCTGAATATCTAGGATATAAAGAGAGTACGCTGTATGTTTATGCCCATCATAAAAAAGTTCCATGTAAAAAATATGGCAAAAACCTAATCTTTTCAAAAAAAGAATTAGAAGATTACAAGAAAAAAAATACTAAATAGTTTTTTTAATTTGTTTTAATTTATTATATTTGTCTCATAACATTAATAACTAAATATTATGAGAGATTTAATCAAAAAAACAATCGAGTATCACGCAAAACATTCCAGGTACTTTAGACAAAACAAAGATGAGTTAATCAAAGACTTTATTTCTGCTAGCACTACCCCAGAGGACGTTTACAAGTTAATCAAAGAGAATTTTAGTCTTTACTTTGACCTCATAGAGGGAGTTCACTCTTACCCTTTTGAATTTAGCAACGACTTTATCTCGGTTAGTTTTAGGGTTAAGATTGAGTATTCTGATGACTTAGATGTGTTTTCAGACAGTTTCGATCATGAATGCACTGTTGAGGTTTTGGATTATACATCTATAAAAGTTTTTGCCCACGATGGCACCCACCTTGATGTTGAGTTAAATGACGATCGAGTATTTGAAATTTTTGATCAAATAGCAATTAACGGCTAAACGGTTTGGCTATGCACCGTAAAGCGTAGTGTATGGTGTATAGTTGTTGTTAGCACCTGTACGGATTAAATAGTAACAAATAAAAATATATAATTATGAAAACAGTAATAGGAATTTTGACAATATTAATTTTATTCCCGATTAGAATTTATTTAATGTGGTATTTATTAAAAGCAGTTGGGGCAACTGAATTACCAATGTTTATCTTTTGGGTGTCTGTACCTTTTGGATTGTTGATAGTAATGCTTTCAGAGGTAGCTAAAAAGAGTGTTTAGTATTGTTGCTAACAAATATATTATGAGTAACGATTTAGCATTAGTAAATGCAAGCGATTTGTCTTTTGTTGAAGACAATAGCTTAAACCAAAAACAGCTACAACATATTCTTAAAAGAACCCCAAGTCAATACGTTCACAAACGCCCTGCAAAGGGTGGTGGGCAGTGGGAGTATGTGACTGGCGGTTATGTTAAAAAATGTCTTAATCTTATGTTTGGCTGGGACTGGGACTTTGAGATTGTCAAAGAGGATGTGATGATAGAATGTAAAGAGGTGGTGGTTAAAGGTCGTTTGACTTGCCGTAGTAATGGAAGGACTATTGTGAAGATGCAATACGGCAATAAGGATATAATCTTTAAAAAAGGTACTTCTACTCCATTGAGTGTTGGTAACGATTTAAAAGCAGCCGCTACTGATTGTTTGAAGAAATGTGCGTCTGAAATTGGTATAGCATCAGATATTTACAACAAAGAAGATTTTAGAGAGGTCAGGGTAAGTGATGAAGATTACAGCCTTGACAGGCTCAAAAAACTATACAATTTCTTGGATCATGAAATGATTAGCCCTGAAGAGAATTTGCACCTTCAAAGAATAATTGAGGAGCAAGACAAAGCAAGCTACAAAAAGGCTATTCAGTTAATTTTAAAAGCACAGAATAATGAATAAGATTGAACGCTTTGGGAATTTCAGTAGCTCCAATATTTACAAATTAATGAGCAAGGGGCGTGGAGATTGGTCAATAGAAAATGTAGGGGCTTTTTTTAAAACCTATGTAAAAGAAAAGCAAAGGGAGATTAAACTGCAAAGATCAATTAACATGCCTGCCAATACTCGCCCAATCATTTGGGGCAAAGTAATTGAGGGTTTTGTGTTTGAAAAAAAACTATCGCTCGACTACGTTGAAATGAATGACAAGGGGCGTATTCAGCACCCTGCTATTGATCGCTGGAATGGCGTGCCTGACTTAATGAGAAAAGATGTTGTAAGTGATACTAAGTGCCCATCTTCTTTGACTCAATTCTGTGATTTAATTGATAGTTTTGAAAGCATAGATTTATTTAAAAAAGCTTTTCCAGAATATTACTGGCAGCTAGTAAGCAATGCTATTTTAACAGGCGTAGATCGTGCTGAATTGATTGTTTACATTCCTTACGATAATGAGCTACATCAAATAATGGAATATGTGGCAGACCCAAATATAAATACTGCTGATTTAGTTCCTTTTCAATGGGAGTGGATATTCCATGAGCTTAAAGGTTATATTGAGGATGGACAAAAAATATCAAACGTTCCTTATTTAAACTCAAAGGGAATCTACAAAAGCCTAAATAAGTTTGAGTTTGAAGTGCCAGAAATAGATAAAAAGACTTTAACCGAAAGAGTAAAATTAGCAATTAAAAGTTAACATTAAATTTTATAATTATGAAAATGAAAATCAACGGAAACGAAATCATTAAGTGTGAAGGAAACGGCAACTCGTAATTTTAAAGGCTTGCAATAACAACTGCAAGCCTTTTTTTTAAATATAATGAATTATGAGTGAAAAAGAAAAAGCAGAAGAGCTAATTGAATTAATGGACAAACAAACTTATAGGTATGGTTATGAAGCTGGTAAAAAATGTGCTATTGTTTTTGCCAATGAAACTATAAAACATTTAATTAAAATTAAATGTCGTGGTAAAAATGATATTGATGAAAATATAAAATATTGGAAAGACGTTATGTCTGAATTAAAAAATAATTAACGGTACAGTATATGAAAAGTAAGGCACTCGAAAGAGCTGGCGAAGCGGACAGGGTAAAATGTTGTGTACAGACAGACCGCATTAAAGACTTAATACCTGCCTTATTTTTTATATACATTGTACCTAATGTGGCGTTTGATAAACTAAATTTTTGATAAATGACTGAAACTAAAAATACATACGAG